CGCATTGCCTTATGTAATTGTTCAGCTTTAGTTCTGAATTTAACATCTTTTTTAAATTGTTTATAAGTGGCTTCACTTAACAATTCTTGTTTAATTATGTCTTGAATATCCATATTTTCTTTATAAAGTTTGTATGTTGGTTTGTTACCAGAAAATGATTTATAGTCATATACTTTAGAATCACTTGGCATTCCTTTAGGTGCTAATTTCATTCCTTCTCTTCCAGCTTCTGCGGTTGCACCATTTGTTTTTTGTCCTTTTTTAGAGAATGCGTATGGGGTAGAATAAGGACCAGCATCACCTGATGTAGATTCTTCATCTAAAATATCACGTACTAGTTGCTTAATAAATTCTTTTAAATCCATATTTTTATTTTCCTTAATACCTGCTACTGTTCTACCTTCATATTTATCTCTTAAATACTTTACCATTTCAGCATTCATGTTAAAGTCAGGCTCTAATGGTTTATCATCTGGTTTTGATTCTAGTGTTTTAGTCATTGCCTCTATAAATCCATTTTCAACTGTATCATCTATAATTTTAGACATCTCATCGTCAATATCTAATTTATCTAACCAGGTATTAGTTTTTTTAGTATCTGGTTTTTTTATAAGTCCTCTAAATACATCATACCCATGTTTAGCTAATCCAACTCCAGGTATAGTAGCTTTTAAAAGTTCTACAGCAGCATCTAGTGCTATGTCTGTAGCTTTTCCTTTTATCCCTCCTTTAATAGCACTTAATTTTTGTCTACTAGTAATAGACTCAATAACTTTTTTTAAGTCACCATAAGTTTCAAGTTGTGAAAACTCATAGCTACCTTTTCTAGCAGGATCTATATTTGCATCTATTTCAGCCATTATTTATATCCTAAATTAGTTAATACTTTTTCTACTTGTGTTCTAATAGTAGATTTACTAATTTTGCCTGGTTGAAATCCTAGTGTTTTAAACCAGTTTTCAAATGCACCTGGAAATTCAGTTATGTTATTAATAGCTTTAGCTTTATTAGTTACCGTTGTAGCTGTTGTTTGTACTCTATTCAAGTTTTTAACATCTGAAGGCATGTTAACAGGTGCTGATGTCTTTGTAGCATCTTCATTAAGTAAATCTATTAAACTAATTTTATTCATTATTTAATTGCTTTTAATTCTGCTATTAATTGGTGATATTGTAAAAGTGAAACGACATTTTCATCTTTTACACTTTGGTTTTTATCTAATGGTTGTAAAAAATTAACTATTTCAGTCAACTTAATTTGTACCGTTTTATCTTCTACTGTAGGAATAAGTTCAGTTAATGATTTACTAATATTAAAGAATTGATCATTAACAAATTCTCTTAATTTAACAGTATTAGTAACATTATTAATATATTCTTTTAATACTGATTTTTGTGATTGAGATAATGTTGAATATTTTTCGTTAAATTTCTCTAATAGCATTTTGTATGCTAAAATACGTGTACCAGTATCCATTTTACCATATTCTTCTAACACGCGATCTTTAACCTCTTCAATATTAACTTCTTTACGAGTAATATGTTCAAGTAATGTTACTTTATTATCAATAACTTGAGAAGGCTCAATGAATTCTAATGATCCATGGGCTTCAATTAAATTAGATACAGCAGCATATTGTGAATAGTTGCTGATTTTTGCCTTAAAAAATTCTTCGATATCATAATGATCACGAATTTCTTTAATAAGATTATATTTTTCTTTGCGTAATGCTGTTCTATTCAAACGTGAAGAAATTTCAAGTACTGAGTTAATTAACGATTCGGCTTTACCTTCTGTTAATGCTTTGCTTGTAATTAATGCTTGATATAATTTATGTTCTTTAGTTAATTCTGTTTTACCAAAATATTTTTTAACAATGTTAATCGCTGCAGAATCTTTACCTGATACTGTATCTGATGCGATTTGACGCACCAATAATTCGAATAAGATACCAGTATTTTTATATTTGCTGTGTTTTATTTTCATAGTGTATAGTATGCACTACCTATAAATATATAGTTATTATATGCCCTTAATATTATTTTCGTTAAGTAATGACGATTCTTGATCAGGTCCAAATACAATTTCCTTACGTATTTCTTTAGGTATATTACCTAATGCGCTTTTAATTTTATGTGCTTCTGCTATTGCTATTGGTGAACCACCTTTTGGTGTACCACTACCTTCACCACCATTATTAGGAACATTTAATGCACCGTTTTCACCTTTACCAATTCTATCTTTACCTAATGGATCTCTTTGTGTACCAACAATAGATGCTTTTTCTTGAGGACGACCAATTGGACGCTTTTCATCGTATCCACCTGGTACTTCTGCGTTAGTTCCCATTCTGCCTTTACCATATAGTGAAGCTAAGTCATGTGGTGTACCATATGATTTACCAGTTTTAGCTGGGTCATTACCTTCATTTTCAATTTGTGCCTGGCGGAATACACGTTTTTTATCTTCAAGTACTAAATCACGATATTCATCATATTGGTCTTCACTGAATTGGAATACATTATCGTAAATCCAATCTGAAGGTAATAAATTTGTATCTTGAATATTTTTAGCTAAATCAACTTTTTCCTTCCACAATGCTACTTTTTCTTGTTCAAATATAATTGACGAGTTAGTCAATGCTAATTCAAAATTAGTTAAAGCAGCACCATCATATCCTTGAACGTATAAATGCACTAATGCAATTTTATACAATTCAGATAATATAATACGTTGAATACGTTCAACTGTACGAGCAAAACGAATATCTTCAGCAGCTAATGTAGCTTTACCAGTTAAATCTTTTTCAAATCCAAAGAACGCTTTAGGTACTTTAAGTGCAGCTAACATCTCATCACGTAAGAATACTACGTCATCAATTGCATTGTACTCTAAACCTTTAATTGTGTCGATTTTAGTAGTAGTATCATTACCACGAGTAGGTAAATAATAATCCTCCATCATGTTCATTAGGTTATACTTTAAGTTGTATTCACCTGTTTGATTATCTACATAAGGAGTTTTCTTCATCTTCTGCATCAACTTCTGCATGTATGCATCAACTTCATTTGCAGGTAAATTACCTACGTTAATACTGAATACACGTTTTTCTGGGGCACGAGTGATACGATGCAATAACATTGCATCTTTCATCAACACATACTGCTTGTAAGTTTTACGAGCAGGCTCTATATACGAGCGTCCATAAGGTAAGTAGTTTGCGTCAGTTATTAGCCTAAAATGCGCTATTTCATAGTTTTCAAATTTAATTCGACCCTCTCTATCAGACAAACGTGAATTTATACCACCCGATGCTATTACTGATGGATCAATTTTAAAAGATACTGATGCAGGGTTGTTTGGGTCTTGACCTTCCTCACGAACCATATCATACACTGATAATGGAGCTACAGAATATATACCAAATTTTTCAGCAATTTCTAAGTGTAAATAGAAATCACCATACTTACACATATTGCGTGTCCAAACCCAAAGATTAAATTCGATATTTAAAATATCATAGAATAAATTATATAATATACGTTGTATATTTTCGTCGGCACTCTTAATTTGAAGTACCTCACCCATTTCATTTTTTAAAGTAGATTCATCTGCTACAATATCTAATGTAGATGCAATAATTGATTCTGTATCCATTGCTTCATAATCAGTGTATAACTGAATACGAAGTGTTTGGTAGTTCATAGTTGGGTTGTACGGCATATTAGCTCCGTAACGATGCAACTTAGTAAATCTATCTATTAATGCGTTTGTTTTAACATTGCCGTATGCTTGAATGCGGTCTACATCGGTTACTTTTAGTTGTTTGCCTCCTACATTTCGTACAATTACGTCTGTATTAAATAAGCGAGATAATCTACTAAATAAACCGGTATTATTTTGTTCGGCCATTTTTATGTTTTATTGTGACTATAAATATTTATTTATCCTAATATCCATGAAATATCCTCGACTGTCCCATTACCTAAATCTAGTTGGTATGGGTTATGGAAATTCATAGGTCCTGACATTTCAGCTGTTGTTCTTGTTATACTATCTATACTTTGACGTGTCATACCCATTCCTTGTTGGTAAAACTTCATTGCAGTATCTCTAGTAAATAATCCAATACCTAAAGACATTACCAAATCATCATTATATCCATTTTGTGCTTGTGCTTTACCATGCATCCAAATGAATACACGCAATTCCTCTAACAAACGTTTTGAATGAAAGATGAATTGTCTATCTCGAATATACGCCTCCATCTTTGAGATAACAAGTGGTCTTGTTTTAGCTGATGTGGTAAATCCAGGAACTGTTTGTTCTTTATCCATTTTATCCATCCACTTGTCCATAGTAATATCACCATAAGCGCGAGGTGAATAGTATAGGTTTTGATAACCTTTTTCTATTATTGTATTAACAACATCCCACCCAATATTAGCATTTTCTACTACAAGTAAAGCGTTATTATACTCAGTAGCAACAGATACCAACATATTTCCATAAGTACGAGTATCCACTTGCGATTTATATTCAGCAACTTGCTCACATGTTGTAGCATCGATGACGTGAAAAGCCGAATAGTCACTGCTATCACCGCGAGCAACGTCAGCACAAACAAGATACTGCTTGCTATAATCAGCATACTGCCAAATCCAAAAATCACCGCCCATAAAGCGGCGTTCCACAGGATCTTGTATAAATGTTTCTTCATAAAATGATAATATATCGGGGTCAACAACTGAATTTCCAGAGCCTAAAAAGTCACAATCATACTCTTGAGCAAACTCACGAGCTGACATATTTATTCTTTCACGTTCTTCCCAGGCTTCATCTCTATCAGGATGTAAACTCCATTTTAATTTAATTGCTTTAAAGTCATTTTTACCAATCTCTGCCTCAGTATACGTTTTATGAAACCAATTACCAACACCATTTGGTGATGATAATGCTATAATACCTCCACCCGTTGCAATGGTTGGTTTAATACTCGTATAAATTTTATCAATGCCTTCAATAAATGCAGCCTCATCTATTAGCAACAATGATACGGCGTATGATCTACCTGCATCTGACGCCGCTGATGTAGCTATAATTTGAGAGTTATTAGCTAGTTTTAATGATAATTTATTATCAGATAATGGTTTTATATTACCACGTAACCAACTTGGTAAGTTATTATACATAAACTGTACTTTC